CACTAGACCTCAGACTATTGCAGAAGTTAGAAGTCAAGTTGATATTAACAGTTTCAGGACCAATCCTGAATGGTATGAGATTAAGGAAGAAGTTATTCCTAGTATCTCTGAGATAGTAAAAGTAAACAACAGTAAACCTAAACAAAGGAATAATCATGCCGCTTAAAAAAGGTAAATCAGACAAAGTTGTATCTGAGAACATCTCCATGATGGTCAAGGAAGGTAAACCACAGAAGCAAGCCATTGCTATTGCTTTGAGCGAAGCTGGCCGTGAGAAGCCTGAGCGTGGTGAGCGTACCAAGAAGAATAAAGAGAAGAAGAAAGCCAAATGACACGTCCTGTATCAGTAGGTACTACACTACCAGCGGCTGTATTGACCACTGTATACACAGTTCCTTTGGGTTACTTTGCTAAGTGGTCATTGATGTATCTCTTTAACACCTCTGGTAGCACTAAGAATATCTCGGTGTATTGGAGAGATAGTAGTGCTAATGCTAACATCTATGTAACAGATGGTGCTGTGACCACTAAGAACTTCGTTAGGATTGATGGTGGTGCATATGTGGTCATGGAAGAGAATGATTCCATCGTTATGCTTAGTGAGGCCAACAGTGTATTTAACACAATCTGCACCTTTGAATTGTTTAAGAAAGAAGGAATCTAATTTATGGCCTTGCCAACATACCTTGAACTTGTAAACGATATTCTCGTTCGTATGCGCGAACCTGAAGTATCTACCGTACAAGAAAATACACTATCTAAGCTTGTGGGTAAGTTGGTGAATGATGCCAAACGACAAGTAGAAGATGCCTACACATGGAATGCTTTAAACAGTAATATCAGTTTAACTACCACTACCGACACATACAACTATGTATTAACTGGTTCTGGTACTCGCTTCAAAGTAATTGAAGTTACAGATATTACCAACAAAGATACTATTGATGCTCTGAGCACTAAGGCTATGTCTCAGTACTTACTTAACGATCTTCAAACAGCCAGTCCTAGATACTACAACTTTAACGGTGTACATACCACTGGAGATACTAAGGTTAATCTATTCCCTGTGCCTACAGCGGGATTGACTATCTCCTTTAATCTGTATGTTCCTCAAGCAGACTTTGACTCAGACTCTGATGCTATGTATGCTCCTAAAGAGCCGGTGGTGTTAGGAGCCTTTGCTCGTGCCTTAGTGGAGCGTGGTGAAGATGGTGGATTGAATAGCTCTGAAGCATACGGCTTATACAAGTCTTCTCTGGCTGATGCTATCGCCATTGAAAGTTCTAGGTATGTCGAGGAAGAGACTTGGGAGGCTGTGTAAGCCATGAGTCAACAAATACAAACCTTCAGCATTACAGCTCCGGGCTTTTATGGATTGAACACACAAGATAGCTCCTTAGACTTAGCCTCTGGCTTTGCTCTTACCGCTGTTAACTGTGTTATCGATCAGTATGGTCGTATCGGTGCTCGTAAAGGCTGGGTTACCAAGAACACTACCAACACAGACTTAGGCACTGCTGATGTTGAATCCATTGGTCAATTAGTTACAGATAGTGGTGCTGAGTACACAATCGTAGCAGGTAACAATAAGATATTCAAACTGGTAGGTAGTACATTAACGATGCTGACCTACGGCGGTGGTGGTACAGATCCAACGATCACAGACAGCAACTGGCAGATGGCTGCTCTTAACGAGTGCTTATACTTGTTCCAATCAGGACATGATCCTTTGGTGTTCGACCCTGCTATAAGTACTACTACGTATCGTAGGATCACAGAGAAGACAGGACATGTTAATACACCTCCTTCAGGTAACATCGTATTATCTGCTTATGGACGCTTATGGGTAGCTGATACAGCTACTGAGAAGACTGTACTGTATTGGTCAGACATTCTTTCTGGACATATCTGGGCAGGAGGCTCCACAGGCTCTATTGACGTATCATCTGTGTGGCCTAACGGTGCAGATAACATCACAGGGTTAGCCTCTCACAATGGATTCTTGTTCATCTTTGGTAAGAACAATATCTTGGTGTACTCAGGTGCTCAGGATGTGTTATCTTCAGGTGTATTCAAGATAAGCGACTCACTCACAGGCATTGGATGTATTGCAAGAGATACCATCCAGAACACAGGCTCAGATGTGATCTTCTTGTCTGACACAGGTGTTCGCAGTGTCTTACGTACCATTCAGGAGAAGTCAGCACCTTTCCGTGACTTGTCCAAGAACGTACGTAATGACTTGATGAACGCTGTATCCAGCGAGACTCTTGCAAACTTAAAGTCTATCTATAGTCCTTTTGAGTCCTTCTACTTATTATCTTTACCTAGTTTTAAAACTGTGTACTGCTTTGACATGAAGACAACATTGCAGGATGGGTCAAGCAGGGTTACAATGTGGGATAGTATCGAACCTAAAAGTTTCTGCTACCTTCGTGATAAGAGTTTATTAATTGGTAAGGCAGGCTACGTAGGGCAGTATTCAGGGCATCAGGATAATGGTAATCTTTATCGCTTCCAATACTTTACCAACCACACTGACTTAGGTGCTCCTATGGTTAGTTCTGTCTTGAAGAAACTCTCTGTTGTTGTCATTGGTGGTTCTAACCAGTTTCTGACAATCAAATGGGGATATGACTTCAGAGAAAATTATTCTGCTCAGAACACTAAAATTCCTACTCAAAGTATTGCAGAATTCGGAATAGGAGAGTATAATACTATAGGCACTGAATATGCAGGAGGTATCTCCTTACAGACTTTAACAGCTTATCCAACAGGATCAGGTAAAGTAATTCAAACAGGGTATGAGGCGGACATTGATGGTTCTCCTTTAAGCATTCAAAAGATAGAAATCTTAGCTAAAAATGGAAAGATTGTATAATCATGACAGACTACGTAAAATCAACTAACTTCACAAGTAAGGACTCTCTTCCCTCTGGTAATGCTTTAAAGATTATCAAAGGTACTGAGTTCGATGTGGAGTTTAATAATATTGTTACAGCTATAGGAACTAAAGCTGATATTGTTAGTCCTACTTTTACAGGTACACCAACAGCTCCTACCGCATCAGCAGGGAATAATACAACGCAGATAGCTACTACTGCTTTTGTGATAGCTGCTTTACAAGCTATGTATCCCGTAGGTTCTATCTATACCAACGCAGGTGTAACCACTAACCCCGCAACATTGCTTGGCTTTGGTACTTGGACAGCCTTCGGCGCTGGTCGAGTCATGGTGGGCTTGAATGGCTCAGACACCCTCTTTGATGCTTTGGAAGAAACTGGTGGTAGCAAGGATGCTGTCGTTGTAAGCCACACACATACAGCAACCACTACCGTTACCGACCCTGGCCACCGTCACAGTATTGCAGGTAATCAAGGTGGAGCTGTTCAAATTCTCGGCGCACAATCAGGAACAGTTGCAGGTATTGGTGCAGGAACGGCAGGCAGCTACGTTGATACATATTCAGGTGTTCCTATTCTACAGAATGCCACCACAGGTATAACTGCTGCAACGTCTGTATCTTCCACAGGCTCCAGCGGCACCAACGCCAACCTTCAGCCCTACATCACTGTTGCGATGTGGAAACGTACAGCTTAAGCATGACAGCTTAACTATGAAAACACCTGTAATAAACACTGATGACTACACTGTCTATTTAGAGCACTTCTCTAACAATACATTTATTCATTGTGATTGTTACAGGTGGACTAAAACAGTTAAACAACAATTAAAAGCAGACTTTGATAAGCTCGTAGATATTTACGGTAAGCCTATCTTTGCTATACATGAAACAAATGACAGTAAACATTTAAGGTTTCTAAATATGATGAATTTTAAATATCATTCCGAGTTTATCGGTGATGACAAACATACACGACAACTATTTGTGAGGGTTAAATAATGGGTATCGAAGCTGCATTAATTGGTGGAGGACTCGGTTTACTTGGTTCTTCAATGGCTGGAGATGCTGCCTCCGAAGCAGCATCAACACAAGCCGCTGCTCAAAAAGAAGCGGCACGTATCGCTGCCGAAGCAGCTAGGTTCCGTCCTGTAGGTGTTACTTCACGGTTTGGTTCCTCACAGTTTACTACCTCTCCCGAAGGTTATGTGACAGGTGCTGGCTACAACGTGGCTCCTGACGTTGCAGCTATGCGTGACCGTTTACTGTCACAAGCTGGTGGTCAAGGCTTCCAGACAGCAGAGCAGGCACAGCAGGCTCAACAGTCTCTGTTCGGCTTAGGTCAGCAGTACATGGCTCAGTCTCCAGAGGCTGCTGCACAGCAATGGATGCAGTCTCAGCAGGCTCTATTGCAACCCGGTCGTGAGCAGGCACAGGCAGGCTTAACACAGAACTTATTCAATACTGGTCGTGGTGGTCTTGCTGTCGCTCAAGGTGGTGGCATGGGTGCTGCTAATCCTGAACAACAAGCTCTCTTGAATGCTCAGATGATGCAAGACTTACAGTTGGCTTCTCAAGCCCAACAACAAGGACGTGCTCAGACTCAGTTCGGTGCTGGTTTATTCGGTACAGGCTTAGACATCAGTACTGCTGGTTATAATCCTCTGAAGGCTCAGTTCGGTCTTGCTCAAGGTATGGAACAAGCTGGTGCAGATACACTGGCTCAAGGCTCTGCGTTAGGTGGACGTAGTGCAGAAGCTGGCGCAAATGTAGGGCAGTTCTTATATAAAGGAGGCACGGCTGCTGCTAGTGAACAAGCTAAAGCCGATGCTTATAGTCCTTGGGCTACTGCCTTTAGTGGTGCTGCTGCTAATCCTCAGTTGATGGCTGGTTTGTCTAACTGGATGACGGGAGGCGGTGGTAATCCGATGCCTACAAGCCCTATCTCTTGGAACACAGGTGGCGGTGGCGGCGGTGCTTGGACTCCTCCTACCTCAACTTGGGCACCTTAAAGGAATTAACATGGCTGAAATTGTAAATAGTTTATTTGGGATCACTCCAGAATCCCTTATGGCAGATCGTGAATCCAAGCTACAAGCTCAAGCGATGCGCTACGCTGAGATGGACCCATTCCAACGCGCTACCGCAGGTATCTATGCAGGTGCTAACAAGCTCGGCGGAGCCGTTGGAGGTATGCTTGGTGCTCAAGACCCTGAGATGATGCGTATGCAGCAGCGTCAAAGCATGTTGCAGAATATAGATTTGACTAATCCTGAATCATTGAAGCAAGGTATTCAGACAGCTTTGCAAAACAAAGACTATCAGGCTGCTAATGAACTAACTAATCGTTATCAACAATCTGTTGCTACTAGTTTAGCTACACGCAAAACTGAGTCAGAGATTGAAAAGAACTTACGTGAAAAAGCGGCTGCTGATCCTATTCAGAAATTATTGGAACAGGCTAAGTTTACTCCTGCTAGTGTTGCTAAATATGAGCAAACTAAAAATAAATCTGATTTGGAATTTGCAGATAAGATTGAGACTAAGAGTGAATTTGAGCGTATTCTAGGTTCTTTAAACTTATCTCCTGAGCAAGAGAAAAATGTTAAACAACAATGGGTACAGGCTAAACTGAATCCTGATGCTACTGGCCTTAAAGCACTTCAAGCACAATTACTTCAGACACAGATTGAACAAAAGCAAGAAAAACTTGTAACAGACAGAGAAAAAACAGCAACTGAAAAAACTCAAGCTATATCAAAATTAAGCAGTACTGAGTCATCTCTTGATACTGCTTTAGGTACTGCTGAAAAAGCATTAAAACTTGCTCCGGGAAGTATGGCTGGAGGATTAACACAAGCGGTTACATCAGCTATTCCTTGGACTGACTCTAAAGCATTAGCTAATCTTGTAAGTTCTTTAAATAGTGAAAAAGCTATTGGAACTTTGGAAGAACTTAAAAGCCAAAGCAGGACAGGGGCAACTGGTTTTGGAGCGCTAAATGAAAAAGAATTAACTTTAGTTTTAAATAAAACACGGTCTTTAGACCCTGCTGATAAATTGTTTAAAGAAAACTTAGGCGTAGTAATGGATGGTTGGGGTAAGATTCGTAACCAAGTCCGTGAATCTCGTTTAAATTTACAAGGTAAGCAAGGTGAAGCCAACGCTGAAGCTATGATTAACAAAACAATCGAGCACAATAAAGCTAAAGGTAAGATGTCTAGGGAACAAGCAGTGCAGCTTTTAAAGTCTGCTGGTCGACTTCCTGCTAACTATTAAGAAGGTGAAATGAATGGCTGATACAACAGGTTATGAAGAAGCTAAGAAACGATTTGAGAAAGCCCAAGCAGCATACGAAAAAGGCCGTTCATCTGCCTCTACTAAAGAAATCCAAACACTTCTAGCCGACTATTACAAAGCTCGTAGGGATATGCAAGAGCGTACTCCTATGGGTGCTGTTGGTGCAGGTATGCTGAGAACAGCAGGGGAAGTTGTTACAGGTATTCCTGATTTGCTTACTGAAGGTGTTAATTGGATGGTTCGTAAATACAGCGAAAACCAACCAAAAACACTTAGCGACTTAATTAAAGAAGATGCTGGTATTAAAAGAGAAGTATATCAAGCTCCTACTCTTGGTGGATTGTTTCGTCAAGCTACAGGACAAGCTGAAGGCCCTAAAGCACCTGAACTTGCTGATTACTACAACGCTCCGGGATATGTTGCTGCTGCTTATAGTATAGGTAGTCTTGCTAATATGGGATGGAAAGCTTTTAAAGATAGTCGAGTTACTAAACGTGCTGAGGAACTTTTAGGTGATCTGAATCCAGTTGATCGTAACATGTTTCAGAAATGGATGGTTAAAGGTCAAGGTTCTTCTTCGCCTGAAGTTGCTGCTATTATTGAAAAAGTTAGACAAAATCCTAAGTATTCCGAGTTGTTTACAGCTATGGAGAATGCAGCATCTAAGGAAGCTTTAAAAAGTATTCGTCCTACAGGTGGTGCTCAAACGCCAGAAGAAGCAGCAACAGGTCTTGCTAGGGCTGTTCAAGATAGATTAAAGAAGGTTAAAGACCAACGGTCTATGGCTGGTAATGAATCTTTTGAGAAAGCTTTTAAACAAGCAGGTGATACACCTTTTGTAGAGACTGGAACTACTAGAGCAACTATTTCTAAACTTCGTTCTCAGTATCCTGATAATGCAAATGTACAGGCATATTTGGATCAGTTAGAAAATAAACTTGTTCCTAGTGTTACTGTCCCCGCCACAGCAGGACGTACCGTATCCTCTACAAGAACACAACCTTCAGTAGATGCCGCTGGTATGCCTATCCAAGTACAGACAGCAGTTCCTATGAATATTCCAGGAGCTGCTGGATATACAACTACGCAAGAACCTGTTAAACTAACTGTTCAACGATTCCAAGGATTTTTACATGAGTTTGGTAAGAAAGCAGAAGGAAGTGATTCAGTAGTTACGGGTTTAAGTTTAAACGATATGGAGCGTGTAAATTCTGCTTTATTTTCTAGTTTAAAACAAGACTTGTCTGCCACTGTTAAGCTTGCTCCTGAAGTGTCTCAAAAGAAAGCTGCTGGTTATTTAATTCAAGCGAGAGAACAATACAAGAATGCTTCTGAAAACTATGATAATTTGATTGCCCAAGGTATTCCTAAGTGGCTTCAAAGTAAAAGCATAAATGAAGTATCTTTAGAAGATCTTACTAAAGCATATCAAGATACAAATCCAGCTCAACGGCAACTTTTTCGTTCGTGGGTCGGTGAGAATCGAGCTGAATCTTTGAAAGCCATCGACAAAGCTGTATTTGATGACTTCTTAGCAGGAAGCTATAAAAAACTACCTGATGGTTCATTGGGATATGATCTTGGTTCTGTTGCTGATACATGGAATACCTTGAAGAAGACTGATCCTAATAAGGCAGGGCAACTAGCAGATTCGTTAGGTGTAGATGCTAATGAGTTTTCTAAGAGAATGAAAGATGCTTCTATCTTTACTCGTAAAATACAAGTAGGCCCTACTAAGCAAGAAGCTCTCCCTATTTCTGGTCAAACCTCAAGAACAACAGCCGCTGCTGTAGGCGCTACTGCTGCTGGTTATCCTGGAGCTAAAGTAACTGAGTTGAGCGTAGAAGCTGTAAATGAACTATTTAAGAAACGAGGACTTACAGAAGATCAGTTAATGAAAGT